AGTTTCGATTCATGATTGTTTAATTGTATTAAATTATATGGGGGATAATTAGAAGTAGTTTCTGATTCCCAAAAACGATTAAGATAATCGTCCATTCCTATACTGTTCCTAGTTATCTTATCAAACAGTTCTGGAAGATTTTCTGCATGATACCTTGATAATGTACCCATGATAGTAGCTCCTTTTCTAAGCGAGTTTATGTTTTGTGTACCCCGAAGGCGTACATTACTATTTAACCATAAAGCATAAAAAAAGGGGGATGTTGAATCCCCTATAATATTATTCGGTTTCTTCAACCTTTTTCTTTTTTGATCCTATATTATACTTAGTCTCTAATATCCAATCACCCTTATCTTTATAAGCAAGAACTTTAATTTGATTTAATGGAGCAATATCTTGAATACTATCAGTATTTACAACACTAACTAATCCCCAATCAGCAAGAAGTTGAGCAATACGATTTCTACGTTGAACATCATTAGAAGTAAGGTTAGCATGTTTTCCATCAAGGGCAAACAATTCCTTGAAATGGACAAGATAATACCTTCCTTGCTTATGCAGTATATGACATGATTGATATATTTTCTTTTCCTTACGGGATGCTACCCCAATTCTTGTTAAAGTCTCACGGACTTTTAAAAAATCATCAGGTTCATTAAGTGTTACCTCAACCATCTGATCAGGTGTCCACTTAACGACAGGCTCTTGAACCACGCTCATTGTCTTCCTCCAGTTTCAAATTTCGATTTTATAAAATTAAGTTGTTGTTTGGTTAGGATTCTTAGAGCTTGTTTTGCCTTTTCGTTACTATAACCATAATAACGTTTTACATAATCAAGATCTTTAATCTCATCTTTACGGAGCCAAGGAGCGAATCTCTTCTTTGCCCTCAGTGTATTTATAAAAAAGTCATATTGAATCTTTTTTGGTAAAAAATGATACCTGTTCATCTCATTGACAAACATAATAGCATCTATATGACCAGAAAGACATCTATTGATAACGTATGTAGGATACTCCTTTTCTAAAGAAGGATCTTCATCAATTAGATTCTTCTTTGTTTGATTGATAGAATTCAGCCAATCTTTCAGTTCCATAATTCAGTAGGAGTAGTTCTTTACGTTTTTGTTGCTCACGCATATAATCACCTGTAGTACGCATACTATAAGTTAAATCATACTCAAGAGCATTCCAATCTTTAAATCTATCTCTTATTATTTGACTACTATTATATGATACCATCATATCCATAGAATGTAAATTACAATCTTCAGCAAATTTGTCGTGATCAAAATACTTATGCATTGCACCCCTTTTTCCATAGATAGGAATTTTAATTTCATATGGAGGATCTAAGTACATGAATATACTTTCATGTAAATCTTCTACCATCAAATGATCATATGTTTCATTAGTTATTCTCCAATCTGATATGATCTCTGAGTACTCAGGTAATTTCTCAATGCCTCGAAACGAAAAATTACTATCACTTGCTTGAGCAGAAAAACTAGAGCTTTCTGTAAGACCACTAAAGGAACACTTATTAACAATATAGAAAGCCACAGCACGGTCAAGGGGTGTACAATCGCTGCTATTAATCCGTTCTTTAGAACCAGTAAAAAGTACTCTCGCTGTATCTGGAGCATTATGTTCCTCCTTAAGTTTAGTTAATTCATCTCTTAATTGTACCCCAGATTCTTGAAGTTGTCTCCAAAAGTTTACAAGGGGTTCATAAAGATCATTTATCCAAATCTTTAAGTGTGGATGCATTTTTGTGACATATATTGCAACACTTCCACCACCTATAAAAGGTTCACGAAATTCTGTATAATCATCAAAGTTGGGAAAATATTGTCCCATCTTAGTACAAGCACGAGACTTGCCACCAGGATATCTAAGAGGAGTCTTTAGTGATTTTTTGCTCATAATTTAAGTGCAACTGAATTGCGTTATCAAAATTAGTATAAGTTGGTTTATGTAAAGCACAATACTCATTAAAGGTAATCATCATTTCCTTACGAGTAAGATTACAATGTTTTGCTGCTGTAGGTATATTCCATTTTGCACAAAACAACATCTCCATTGCTTCCCTAGTTTCAGGTCTCATAATAATCTTTTTCTTATATAAAGAAAAATGTTATCAAGAACTGATGTGGGTGATATATTTCCAGCAATAACACATCGATCATTAACAATAGAAGATGGTACTTGATGATTCTTATCACCATCAAATACAATCAATTCACCAGACGAAACATTGATAATTTCATCTTCAATAATCAATGGTGAAGAACCTTCTGGTACATTAACATAATAAACAAATGTCATTGGATAAGGTTCATGACTATGCTTTCTAGCACCCTCACCTTTATTATACACCACACCCCAACTAATAGCAATCTTGTATCCTGGAAATAGTTTTTTCATCCAGTCTACAAGACCACGTATCTCTTTTCTTTTATGAATATTAAAAGTAGTTCTTTTACCAGTACCCTCAGATATATGGTATTTTTTAGAACCTTTAATTAATGGGTATAGTATTTTATTTAATTCTATATGATCTGGATACTTAGTAGAATTTATCATAAGGACTACTATTAACTTGCACTTCAATAGTATCAAAGATTCTATTTAATGAACGAGCAAAACCTCTATATCCAGATCCAACATACAATTGTCCTGCTAATACGGATACTGTTGCAGCACCCCAGAAAAGATAATAAAATCTTGACTTAACTTGTGCTCTTTGTTTTTCTTTGTTGATCATTAGTCCTCATCATGTTTGTGTTCAAGTTTACCAGACACTTCATATGCATCTTTGTTTCCACCATGTCCGTGTGCAATGCCCAGTTCATGCATTTTAGCATGTTCGTCAATAGGATCACGTAAATCTACTTTACCTGGTCCTATAGTAAGGTATAATCCATACCCCATAATAAAGAATAGTAATCCTACAATAATGAATACTAAAATCATTTGAATTGACACTCCACCATAATTTCGGTTAATGCTGCAAGCATATTTATCTCTTGATCAGCAACAAATGCTATTTGATACTGGTACTTTGCAATAATAAGAACGGCAGCAGGAATAGTGCTAGGGACAAGGGATTCGTATAAACTATCGTAGATGCGACGAAATAGTACAGCAGTATCATTATCCATATTACTAACGACCCATTTCCTAACTTCTGGGAAATTTTTTGCCTTAAGGTTTTTAATGAGATCATCTACTGCTACATCAGAAAACGCTGCTAATATTCCACTATCTATTGTACCACTTACAGAATATCTCTGACATTCATTTAGTACCCTTCTCCAATCTGGAAAATGTTTATTAATTAATTCTGCTAAGACTTTCTTATCAGAGTCAATCCTTTCTTTATCTAGGATTATATTAAGTCTCTTAAAGAACTGTCCTGCAATTTCCTGTCTCTCTTTTCCTTTAACTGAGAATTCGATAACAGCACACCTTGAGTGTAACGGTTCGAGGATTTTATTCTTGTAGTTACAGGTGAATATGAATCTACAGTTTCCTGCAAACTCTTCAATAAAGGCTCTAAGAAGGAGTTGTACGTCGTTCCCTGTGTTATCTGCTTCATCAATGATGATGACCTTGTGCTTCGCCTCCGAAGACAACGATACAGTAGATGCAAAGTTCTTTGCGTTGTTACGTACTGTGTCGAGGAATCTTCCTTCGTCCGATCCATTGATGACATAAAAATCAACTCCCAGTTCGTTGCAAAGTGCCTTTGCCACTGTGGTCTTTCCTATACCTGGAGGACCAGCAAGTAACATATTAGGTATTTCTCCTTTATTTAGAAATTCCTTAAATGTTTTCTTAATGTTGTCAGGAAGAATACACTCATCAATTGTTTTGGGTCTATATTTTTCAACCCAAATAAAATCACTCACTTTTTAAATACTCCTAGAGAGATGAGGATGGACATAGCAATTGCCGTCCAAAAAATAATATACCACATTTAATTAAATGTTGAATCAGGTTCTAAAGCAATATAATACTTTAGATCATATTGACTATTTTGGAATTTTGATAACAGTTTAGATGAAACAATTACATCATAAGAACCAGGAATAATTTTTATATTCTCAACCTTAAAATTAAAAGTAAACTCTTTATCAGTTTCACCAACAACTATAGTATATTCATTAGAAGTATCATTCTTCTTATCACGTACAACTAATTTAACAACACCTGAACCACCAATAATTGATAAATCTGGTAATTGATATACTGCTGCTGCCTTAAGAAGTTTTTCTAAAGCAACAGTTTCTAATTGGAAATGTACATCCTCAGAGGGAAGTGTAATCTCCTTCTCAGGTGGAGCAATAATTACTTGTGGATCAGCAAAGAAATACTTAACCCTACGCTTACCTTCACGAATAGTAAGATAAGAATTTTCAGTAAAATCTAATTCAGGATCTTGATGAAGTCCTAATCCATTTAGAAATTGATTTAAATCATAGATAGCAAAATCACGAGAAAATTCTTCATCAATTTGTGCTTCTGCAAGAATATTCTTGGCAACAGAAATAGTACGAAGATTGTTTCCTTGTTTTACAAGAATAGAATTATTAATTCCAGCAAAGTTTTTAAGGATGGTGAGAGTTTTGTCAGATAGATTCATTGTTGTAGGTCTCAGTTTCATTATTAAGGCATGTTGTGATCAATGTTTCCACTGGTCATTGATGGTTTGCCGTAGTGTTCATCAAAATGTAGTAATAGCATAGCATAATGTATCACTTTCATCAAGTCTTTCTTATTCCTTCCATCCTTACTTCCATAACGACTTCCATATTTTAAGATATTAGACTGGCAGAATGAAGATGCAAGATCTCTAGATGCCATCAAGTCTATTGTCTGAACATTACGGTACTCATGTTTAGTTCCAGTATAATGTCCATTATAAGTTCCTGACACATAATCTTTAATATCTTTAAGGATTTCATCCTCATGATACTTGTTCCTACTGTCTGTCATTTTTGCAAGTTCCTCCTTTGCTGCTTGTTGTGTCCACCCATCGTTATATGGTGAATGTGCGTGTATATTTAGATTTAACTCTTCATAAGATGCTGTATGATGTGCCATTTGATCATCATTATCAGAAAGTGTTGTAAACTCTGATGGGAAATCAGCATCACCAACATATGGATATTCACCACCATTAGAAACTGCTTCCCCCATCATATGGTCGAAGGCATCTGTAAATGGATTCTCTGCATCAGGATCATTACGTTTGTAATCGTACCAAGCATCTGAATGCTTATATCCATCAGTGGTGTTTATACCTCCATCAGGATCTGGTTGTTGCTTTTTTTTATCAGTCATAATGGGATAGTCTTCATCAAAAGTTCCATCTAATATGGATGCTGCTAAACTCCATGCATTAACCATATTGAAATAAGAAATCGTTTACTAAACTTTCTGCCTTTTCTTTTCCAAACTTACCTTTAAGATATCCACTTACTGGATCAAGTCTGGTCATGTAGGCATCAAAGTCTTTATATTCACTAGTATCTGTACCAGTGGGTTTTTCCAATTCTAGCATAAAATTGAAGTTAGTCAAGTATTCCTTAAAGGTAGATAGATAAGCATTTACTTCTTCCATCTTACAATACCTAACAAAAATATTTTCTGAAAAATGATTACCCTTCTCAAAAAATCTATAATCCTTTTCTGCCTTTGGTAATCCATCAACAGAGAATAGATAATTTTCTACAGGATGTTGGAAATCAAATACTATAATAACTCTCTTTTCATTGAAAGCCATTAGATCTATACCAAAAGAAGGAAGATTAGATCCAGTCTTAGGATAGAGAATATTATTGTAGATACATGAAGTATCGCTCCAAATCTCAACTTCTCTAGATTTAATAAGATACTTGTTAGTATATTTTCGGGCAAGGAGAGTAGTTCCTTTACTCTCCCAATTTGCCCAGACATTACCTACTCCATTATGGAGATCTATAGTCTCAAATAAGACTTTTTTATAGTCCTTCCAAAGGTTCATACATCCTCCTGATATGCTTTATCTTCTGCTCTGTTAAAGTCAAAGTCTGCATCTACTTTATCATATAATTCCATAAATGACTGCTTTGTTTCTTCATCAAAACGATTAACACATACCTGAATTGCTTTCTCTTTCTTATTAAAGATCGAATAAGCACGAATAATATGTACTAATCTACGAGTACTAATGATTTCCTCAACACCACCATCATAGAATGTTTTACGAATAATATCTGCCCAATCTACTAATCTTTGACAGAATAAAGGTTCATTAATACCCAAACTATCTGCAACATTCATAAGAATCTTTTGCTCTGAAGATGGTGATGGATAATCCTGCTCAAAGGTTACAGGGAATCTCTCAAGGAATGCTTCATTAAGAACATTAGTACCTATGAATCTACCATCATCAGAACCCTTACCTTTTGTATTCGCAGTTGCGATTACATTGAATCCTATCGCAGGTCTGATAAACCTACCGATTTTTTTGAGGAACACACCTTTGCCTTCAAGTATGGGTTGGAGGCATAAGATTTTGTTACTAGCCAAGTCAATCTCATCGAGTAACAAGACTGCTCCTCGTTCAAGTGCTTCAATGACAGGTCCGT